TGGTGCAGCTTGGCCAGTACCCGGCTCAGGCTGCGCGCAAGCTGGGGCTGTCGCCGTCGACCGTCTACATGCGGAAGCAGCGCGATGCGGGCTTTCGCGCGGCGCTGGAGGCGGCAGAAGCCGGGCTTGAGCTCGGCCTCGTGGCCGAGATCCGCAAGGCGGCGAGCGCGGGCGACTGGAAGGCCGCGGCGTGGCTCGCGGAGCGCCGGTTCCCCGAGCGCTGGTCGAAGCCCGAGATCCGCGCGCAGCTGACCGCGGTCAACGTCGACACGACCGAGCTGGCGCGCGCTATCACCGCCGGCCTCGCGCTGGTTGCTGCGCGCCACGCCGCGTGGGACGAGCCCGACCAGGACGGCGAGGCACCGAAGGACTCGGCCACCGGTCCGCCGGAGGCGCCGCGCGCGGGCGTCTCGCGATCGTGAAGCCGGTCACCGTCGACGACCACGGCGGCCTCGACCTCGGCGTGTTCGCGAACGCGCCGAAGATGAAGATGCACCGCCAGCGGCGACGCTACCTGCGCTCGCGGAAGCGCTACGGGGTCATCGCCGGAGGCCGCCGCAGCGGGAAAACGGTCGAGGCGCGGCACCGGCTGATCTACGGGTCGAAGCACCTCGGCGGCATCCACCACGGATGCCTGACGCCGCCGCCCGAGGTCGCCGACCCGACGTTCGCCTACTGCGCGCCGACTCGCGACCAGGCGAAGCGCATCATCTGGGAGAAGCTGAAGGCTGAGATCCCGAAGTGGGCGATCCGCAAGGTTTCGGAGACCGAGCTCAGCATCACCTTCATCACCGGCGCGAAGCTCTACGTCGTCGGCATGGACCAGCCGCAGCGCATCGAGGGCATCCCGCTCGATGGCGTCGTGCTCGACGAGTTGGCCGACATGAAGCCGACGGCGTGGACGTCGTCGATCCGCCCCGCGCTGTCGACGCCGGGTCGGCCGCCTGGCTGGGCGCTGTTCATCGGGCGCCCGCGCGGCAAGAACCACTTCTGGAAGCTCGTCCAGGACGCGCGGAAGCCGGACAACGTCGCCGACTGGGACGTGTTCACGCCGTGGCCGAGCTGGGTGGTCATGGACCCGGCCGAGGTGGCGGCCGCGCGGCGCGACCTCGACCCGCGGTCGTTCCGGCAGGAGTACGGCGGCGAGTTCCTCGACGACGCCGGGCGCGCCTACTACCAGTTCGGGACCTGGAACCTGCGCGCCTGCGCCTACAACCCGCAGCGCCCGCTGCTGCTGTCGTTCGACTTCAACGTGTCGCCGGGCGTCGCGGTGGTGGCCCAGGACTTCGACGTCGAGGTCGACGTGCTCGCCTGTCACCGCTGCGCGGCGCCGATGCCGGCGAAGTCCGGCCGGCCGTGTCGGATCTGCGGGGTGCCGCAGGCGTTCGAGACGGTGACCGCGGTCATCGGCGAGGTCTGGATCGAGGACGACAGCAACACTCGGCGCGTGTGCGAACGCATCCTCGAGCTGTGGGGCGGCGTGCACCACGGCAAGGTGCTGTGCTACGGCGACCCGTCCGGCGGCGCGCGCAAGACCAGCTCGGAGCGGTCGGACTGGCAGACGATCGAGGACTACCTCGGGCGCCGGTGGGGCAACCTGGAGATCGACCTCGCCAGCGAGGACCCGGGACCGCGCGACCGCGTCGTGGTGACGAACAGCCGGCTGAAGAACGCGGCCGACGTCGTGCGCGTCTACGTCGACCCGGCGAAGGCGCCGCACTTGGTCGAGGACCTGGAGCTGACGCAGCTGGACGACAACGGCGAGCTGGACGAGGGGCCCGAACGGAAGCGCACGCATATCAGCGACGCCCTGGCCTACCTCCTGTTCCAGCGGTTCGGGTCGCCGGTGACGGGGCGCCGCGGCGTCAGCAGCCGGGCGATGTAGCGAACCCGCCGGCTGGCGCTCGGGCGGCTGGGCAGTCTCCCGGGCGTGATCTCGGAACCGAACGACCTGGCCTACCGCGGCCTCACCGTCACCCGCGCCTACGACCTCAGCGCCGCCGTCGAGGCTCTGCCCGCCGAGCAGGACATCGACAAGGACTCGCCGCGCCCGGACCTCGCGCGCCCCGAGGTCGCCGATATGCGCGAGGCGGCGAAGCTCCCCGACGCGCTGATCGGCGGCAACCGCCGCATGCGGCGCGAGTCGGCCGAGTGGCTGCCGAAGGAGGAGGAGGAGAGCGAGACCAACTACCGGATCCGGGTCGGCCGCTCGACCTGCTTCCCGTTCTACCGCGACACGCTGCTCGACCTGGCGGCCCGCCCGTTCGGGCGCGACATCACGTGGGAGAAGGAGCCGGGCGACGGCAACCCGGGCTTCGCCGAGTTCCTGCGCGACGTCGACGGCACCGGCAAGACGCTGACCGTGTTCGCGAAGGACACGTTGTTCCACGCGATGCACCGCGGCATGACGCACGTGCTGGTCGACGCCAGCAGCAAGAGCGGCGCGACGCGCGAGACCACCGACGGCCGCCGCGTCTACGCCCAGCGCATCGACGCGCTGTCGATGCTCGACATCCGCGACACCGCCGACGAGAGCGGCCGGAAGCGCGTCACCTACTGCCGGTTCGTGATGCGGAAGACGCTCGACCCGGACGCGTTCGCGCCGAAGCGCGAGGTCGTGATCGTCGAGCTGCAGAAGAAGCTCGGCGAGGAGGACGGCTGGAAGCTGGAGTGGCGGTTCGACGCGAAGGGCAAGCGCTGGGTGTCGGGCACTCGGGTCGCCTACAACCCCGGCAAGAACGGCATCCCGCTGTTCACCCTGTTCACGCAGCAGACCGGGCACTACGCCGCCGAGCCACTGCTCGAGGACCTGGCGTGGGTGAACCTGGCGCACTTCCAGTCGCGCAGCGACCACGCGCACGTGATGCGCATCGCGCGCCTGATCACGCTGGTGACGCTGGGCTTCCCCGACCCCGACAGCGCGTCGCCACTGGAGGCGAAGCGGCACGACAAGATCGTGCTCGGCCCGCTGTCGCGCGTGAACTCGGCCCGCACGCCCAAGGACGTCTCCGTGTCGTTCCTGGAGCCGTCGGGCAAGTCGATCGAGCTGTCGTTCCAGGACATGGAGCAGCTGGCCGCAGAGTGCGAGCGCCTTGGGGCAAGGCACCGGATCAGCAAGACCGGCAACGTGACGGCGCGCGCCGTGGCGAGCGACGACGCCAAGTCGACGAACAACCTGCAGACGTTCTGTGGGCGCCTCGAGGTGCTGCTGCGCCAGGTCTGCGAGGCCTCGGCCGAGTGGCTGTCGATGGGCGAGCTGCCGGCGGACGTGCAGCCGAAGGTCAACCGCGAGTTCGCCAACGACGTCACGCCCGAGAACGGCGCGCGCGCGCTGCAGGCGCTGTCGCAGTACCTGTCGCCGAAGCAGGTGACCATCGAGGCGGTCCGGCACCGCATTCTGCGGCCGGACTTCCCGGTCGAGGACAACCTGAAGGAGCTGCAGGACTGGGCGAAGCAGAACGCCGGCCTCGACGCGGCGATCGCGGAGGCGGCCGGTGGCGAGCCGGACCCGGCGAACGGTGTCGACGGCGAGGCCGAGGGTGAGGGCGAGGCGGCGTGACCAGCTCCGCCATCCCGCGCCGCCGCAGCGGCGGCCCCACGAACCGCTCTCGCGCCGAGATGCAGGCCGAGTGGGAGAACCGCGAGCTGATGCACGCCGTGCTGAAGGCGCAGTTCGGCAACGGCGCGGCGATCCGCGTCGGCGCGGTGTTCGAACGCCACGTGCTGCAGGACGTCGCCGACGAGGTCGCGCGGCGCATCGTCAACATCCCGCGCGGCCGCCAGTTCATGGAGCACCGGCGCGCCCGGTTCCTGGTCGACGCGGTGAAGCAGATCGTGCGCGAAGGGTCGGAGCGCGCGAAGACGAAGCTGCTCGACGAGGCGAAGGCGCTCGCCGGCCTCGAGGTGCGGTTCCTGCAGAAGGCTGGCAAGGACATCCTCGGCGCCCAGTTCCGCACCGCGGCGCCGTCGCTGGTCGAGGCGGCGATCACGCGGCAGCCGATGCTCGGCCGGCCGTTCGGGGAGTGGTTCTCGGACTGGGTGCCGAAGGCGACCGAGGCCCGCATCGTTGCGCGCGTGCGCGCCGGCATGGTCGCCGGCGAGGCTGCGCCGCAGATCGTGCGCAGCCTGCAGGGCACGCGGGCGCTGCAGTACACCGACGGCGTGATGGCGCAATCGCGCCGCGGCGTCGCCATGCTGACGCGCACCACGATGACGCACACGTCGTCGGTGGCGCGCGACCTGACGTTCGAACGGAACAGCGACGTCGTCGAGAAGGTGCGCTGGATCGCGACGCTGGACCTGCGCACCACGGAGGTGTGCGGCAGCCTCGACGGCAAGACGTGGTCGCCGGACGAACCGCACCCGTCGCCGCCGGCGCACCCGAACTGCCGCAGCACGCTGGCGCCGGCGATCGGCCCGGTGGTGGGGAAGCGCGCGGCGCTGGGCGGGCGCGTGGACGCGAAGACCGACTTCGACGCGTGGTTGCGCGGGCGCTCCGCCGCCGACCAGGACACCGTGCTCGGCAAGACGAAGGCAGCAGCCTGGCGCGATGGCAAGCTGGCGCTGAGCGACATGGTCGACACGGCGCTCGGCCGGACGCTGTCGCTCGACGAGCTGCGGGCCGCCGGCAAGCTCTGAAAAATCCGAGCGAACCCGCCCGCTTGCACTTGCAGCGATCGGTAGACGGCATCTCGCAACACCGAGAACCCCCGTCCCCCGACCGATTCACGACATGGCCAAGCTGAAGCTGCGCGTTCCGACTCTCGATGGGCTCCCGAAGGAGCTCACGTCCTTCTACCGCCAGATGGAAGGCGGCGGGTTCGTCATCGACCACGAGGACGACCCGGACGGCTACGGCATCGACAAGCTGCCGGCGATCCGCGGCAAGCTGTCGGAGAAGGAGCGCGACCTCGAGCGCCTGAACGCGAAGCTGCAGCGCTTCGCCAAGCCCGACGGCACGCTCTACACCGTCGAGGAGCTGCAGGCACTGACCGCGCAGAACAGCGAGCTCGCCCAGGCGCTGGCGACCCTGAAGGACAAGAGCAAGACCGACGAGCAGAAGCTCGGCGAGATGGTGTCGCAGGCGAAGAAGCCGCTGGAGACCGAGCTCGCCAAGTTCAAGGCCGAGCGCGAGACCTACCGCTCCCGCGTGATCCAGGCCGAGAAGGCCAAGCTGATCGCCAAGGCGACGTCGATCCTGAAGCCGCTCCCCGAGTGGACGGACGCCATCGAGGACGCGATCGCCCGCCGTCTCGACATCCGCGAGAAGGACGGTGGCGAGTTCGAGCACCTGATCGTCGAGGACGGCAAGCCGCGCATGTCTGGCCTGATGGGCAACGACGGCCCGATGCGCATCGACGAGTTCGTCAAGTCGGGCGACTTCCGCACCAAGTACGGCAAGTACCTCGCCGGCGACGGCAAGAAGGGAGCGGACATCACGGCGCCGAACGAGGGCGCCAATCGTCAGCAGCAGGTCGGCGAGCGCGACATTCGCCTCTCCTT